AATGTTAGTGAACAAATCTACGATATTAGTGAGAGGAATGCGGCGGTTCATGTAATAGTACGTGGTTGACGCCACGTTCTGGGTCTGCGGGTCAAATCCTGAAATGTTGAACTTGAACCGATCGGGAAGGTAGTCAGCTATGTTACAGAGGATAAAGTTCCTCCTCCACGCAGCCGTCAGGTCGATCTCGTACGCCGGCACCGGTCCGTAATTGACGTCAACGGTGGCATTGTCCACTTTGTTCGACTTGTCGTTTGCGCCAGCAGTGTACACGGTCGCGTCCGTCAGATCGGGCCCGTTAGCACTGCTTTCTCCGAAACATTCGGGCAGGAAGGCGTAGCAAGGGGGACCGTCTTCGTAGCCATCATTGTTCAGCACTCTCACGTCGTGGTCATACTGATCCACGGCTTGGTTCCAGAGTGCAAAGTAATGATGACGGCTCATCATGTCGGCCAGCATGTACTGGTAGCTCAGTTCCGTGTTACGGTCTTGCAGTTCCACCACAACGTTCATGCCGGACCTCTCAGAGTTCAAAGTACCGGAACACACTCCAGTATCGTGGTACAGCAAGTTAATGAAGTTGTCCCTGAATCCGATGTAGTTGGGTCGTAGTGCTTTCTGCACACCGTTGCTCACAGTAGTTAGGCCGGAGGGAGGAGGAATGTTAATCGTGTCGGGATAGACGAGGGTGTTGCTGTAGTCTTCCACGGATACGCCTCCCAAGTAGTTAGTACCCGCTCCATTCATGAGGTAGTATCCGGTCTGCTGCAGAGACTGCGCCCCCTGGTCGTTCACCGGAGGGACGTAGGCTCCGTAAGCTAAGTTAGTACCAGCCGTCTGTGCGAACTTGGCCGATACTCCTATGGCATTAACGTTGGTGTTACCCGCTAGGGTGTATTCTGATATGCCGGGTCCTGAATTGACATTGGGATTTATGCCAGAAAAGTTGGCAATGATGGTAGCGGTGGCACCGGGGGTGGTGTTTGTGTCGTTCGTGTAGACATTGGGCATCTGCCCGACTACGGTAGTGTTTGTCCCGCTTACGGCCCAACTGTTAAAGATGGCTTCCTTAGGAGCCAGAGGATTATACGCTGTACCACCATACGGTTTGAAGGATGGTCCACG